ACTCTTCGGAGAAACTGTTATCGCTCCCGACAGTGACGATGCGAGGAGATCCCATAAGCATCGCCATGCCCATCGCCCCGATGAGCGAACAGCCACGATGCAGGATCTTGAGGTTCTGGACGTCTTCAGGCAGCTTCTTGGCCGGCTCCCACAGATAGACGTCTGGCTCGTAATGCTCCGCCCAGTTCTCGACGCCAATCTTGATGGCGGCTTTGGCATTCGGATGGTCCTTGTAGAGGCGATAGGCGAGGGCGTCGATGAAGAACCAGTACTCCGCTTTGACCTTCGTGATGGCGGAGTTGATGGCGATACGGAAGCTGTGCGGGTGCGGCTCCGCCAAGTACTTCTCCGCCTTCTTGACCGACGGCCCAGGGCAGATAATGAAGCAAAGCTCCCTGACGTGCTTGCCGTAGAGCTGGCGGGCGAGGGGATTCAAAGGACGTCCTCCAGCTTCACTTTCGGGACAGGCAAAGCGCCGTCCGAGGCGTCGAGGATCTCAACTTCACGCTCATACCACTGGGGCTTGTCGGGGCCAAACATGTCCCTCATTCTGGCTCGGGAAACGTATAGAACGGCATTCGTCTTCAGCCCCTCAAAGCCCTTGGGCTCGTAGCCGTCGAAGTAGCGGTCAATCGAGAAGTCGCAGCCAACGCAGACGATCCGCTTCGCGCCCATGCGGACGAGGAGGTGAAGGGCGGTAGAGAACGTGGATTCATTCCAGTAAATCGGACGGTCTTCCTTGACCTTCCAGCGAAGAGGTTCGCCGGCCGTCTCAAGGAGATAGGCTGGCTCGTTCTCAAGAGCCTTTGTCACGTTAAGGCCAGCGTTGATGAGCTTCTTCGCGGCGATGGCGTTGGGATGCTGAGAGCAGAGATTCCAAGCTACCGCGTCGATAAACGCCCAGTAGTCTGCTTTAACCCGCTCAATAGCCCTGTTGATAGCGATGGTCACTCCAGGCAGCTTTTCGGGGCAGGAGTTGAGACTAGGGCCGCTGCCCACCAGGAAGGCCGTCTTACCCTCCAGGGTCCCGTAGAGAGAGCGCATGTCGAGGAATGGAGCGTCGGGTCGACGGCGCTTGACCGCCTTCCACGTCGCTGGATACATCTTGTTGGACCAGACGGTGATCCCCTGGGCTTCCAGATCCTTCATCTGGGCCTTGCTCATCACCCCATCAGCGATGAGGGCCGTCCCGACGTCCTTCGGTAGGCGCATAAAGGGATGGGCTGAGTTCCCCCAGCCCACCCGGATTCGCGCCTACTCGAACTGGATGTACGCCTTGCCGCTCGTCGCGGTAGACGTAGCAACCGTCGCGGCCCAGCCGACCTGACGCTCCAAGAAGCGCTCCAGGGCCGTCTGAGTGACCTGAGTGTTCGCGGCTCCCAGGTCGATGTTGATGGACATGCCGTCCTGCGAAGCGTTGCCGGCGGCGTAGAGGTACTCACCCTTACGCCAATTGAGGCGCGTCCCGTTCGCCTTCTTCAGGGTCGCCTCGTAGCCAAGCACCTTCACCCAGCCGTACTTCGTGTCACCGAGTACGGACTGGTAGACGCCGCACGCGAACGCCGAGTCCACGTCGGACACGTCCATGCCGACTTCCCAGATGTTGCCAAGGGTCTGACCGCGATAGGCGATGCCGCCCGCCGCCGCCGTGACCGTCGACTCGTTCTGGTAGACGTAGCGGTACTTCTCGCACCCGCGCCCGGACGTGGAGGACTCTTCCTCGCGCACCGTCCCAAGTGCGTAGCGCTGAATGCTGTCTCCGGTCGTGGTGACGTCCTCACCAAACGACTGGACAGCGTGACCCATTCTGCCGATAGCCATTTCTTCAGTCTCCTTTCTTCGCCCACCGTTAGGAGGGCTTGATCTTCGACAGCACCGACATCATCCGGCGGTTCGTGCAGAGCAAGTTGCCCGTGAACGTGAGCCGCTGGACATGGATGTCCTGGTTGATCGGCGTCGGCAGCTTCGTCACCGTCATGTTGTCGTCCTCGTGGACGTACAGGAACAGGTGCTTGCTGTTGAGCAGGAACATCCAGTTATCGTTCGCGCTCGACCCGGTCCCGGGAGAGTGCGAGTCGAAGAAGATCGGCACGCCGTTGAAGAGCAGGTACTTGAAGCCACCGGAGCCCGTCGCCCCCTCGCCGTAGCGCTGGTTCGAGGTGAGGAGCGCCCAGTACTTCTTGTACATGGCCTTGTTCGTCACCAGGATGTCAGGCATATCCGAGCCAATCGTGGCGTCGAGGTAAGCCTGCTCCAGGCGCGAAAGCGACAGGTTGGTCGACGTCGCGTCCACGTCCGCCGCCCAGTTCGAGAAGTCCGTCGGGCTGATGTTGTGGTGCGTGGTGGACGTCGAGCCAAGGTTCCGGAGACCCGTGAGACCCGTCGCGCTGTCGCCGTTCGTCGAGAAGAGATCGGTCGACAGCATGTCGGCCATCTTGAGGTGCGCGTTCCGGGTCTTCGACTCGATCAGGGACACCTTGGCCGAATCGCCGCTGTTGAGCAGCATTTCGTGCCGGCTCAGGATGACGTGGACGTAGTACAGCTTCCACGCCGCCTTGAGAGCCGTGTCCGTGTCGGTCGGGTTGACGTTCAGGTTGTCATAGCGGGTGTACGAGCCACCCGCGCTGATCTTCTGATACATCAAGTCGACCTGGATGTCAGCGCCACCCCGACGCATGACCTGATCCGTCTCCTTGAGGTGGTAGAACAGAGGAGCATCCCCGTAGATGTTGTCCTCCGCGAACTCCTCAAGCAGATTGGTCGTCGTGGAGACGACCTGATCGCTAAAAGGGAGAGCCATCGTTTAACCTTTCCTGGCGTTCTTCTGCCAGAAGCTCATCGCCGTTTCAGTTCGGTCAGCCGGGCGCATCTTGGAAGTCGGACCTTTCTTAGGGGGAGCGGCCTGGGCTGTCGGAGAAACCGTCCCGAGAGAACGTGCCTTTCTCCCGTTCTGGATCTCCTTCTCCTTGATCTGCTGGCCCTGCTGAAGGGCCTGCGCCTGGAGAGCCGCGGCCTTCTTCTCCTTGAAGAGGTGGGCGTACGCCGTATCAAGGATCTCTTCGTAGGACCATCCGGCGTTTTTCAGCTTTTCGGTCCTGTCCGTGACCCACTGAGTGATGTACTCCTCGTCCTCATCCGAGAGGTCCGGGTGCTGGTTGCGGAACGTCTCTACCGCCCGTTCCTGCTTGATCTCTTCCATCTGGGCGGAAAGGCTCTCAACTTGATCGAGTCGAGGGTCATTCTGAACCGCGCCCTGAACGGCCTGTTGCGGCGTCTGCCCGGCGGCATAACGTCTCCGCACCTCCATCCAGAGCTGAGGGTCATTCCTGACAAACTCAAGCAGTTCTTCACCAGCGGTCCTCTTCGTCTGAAACTCAGAGAGTTGCTGACGGGACCGCGTGAATTCGCCGTGCAGACGCTTGAGGTCTTCGACCCCCCGCGTCTTCCAGCTCTGCTCGTCGTACTCGGTATCTCCGATCTTCACCTTCCAAGGCTGCGAGACCGGAGCGCCTTCCGCCACGTTGCCCTGCGTAGCGGGAACCTCTGGCGCGGGAGCCTGTCCCCCCTGTGGGACCTCACCCGCCGTCTCGTTCCCCTCCCCGCTGGCATCCAACATCCGCTTCCCCTCTTTCCAAGGCCCGTTGCCTGGCTGACCTTTGGGAGGCTCTTCAAAGGGGGCCTCCCACGCCCTCTTCTATGCGCTAGTGAAGTTGCTTGATCGCGTGGAGGATTCGGCTTCCGTTCGGACTATGGCGCTTGTTGTCATTCGCCATAGGCTTGCCGCCGAGCCGCCCTCCTCGATCCCTGAGTTCAGCGATCCCGCCTGGGTTGGTCTTCTTGAGCGTGGAGAGAAGACCCTTCACGTCGAGGTCGCCTTCGCCCGCGCGATACTTCTTGCTCATGCCGCACCTTCCTCGTAGACCGAGAAGCTGACGTCGCCTTCGCCACCCTGCCTGGATCTCTGAGCGATGCGCCTCCGGGCGTCAGCGAAGTAGTTCGGACTCTCTCCTTCCATGGCCTTCGCCTGCTGTTTCGCGGCCTGGTTGGAGTTGTAGATTGACCGTGCCGTTCCAGCCGCTCCGCCAGCGAGAGAGGCCCCCAGCGCCGCGCCGCCGGCCGTCCCAAGCCCCGGGAGGAGCAAGGTTCCAAGAATCGCGCCGAGCGCGGTCGCGCTCCCAACGATGATCGGGTCCTTGTAGCGGCGGTAGCCCTCGTAATACTGGTCCTTCGCCCGCTGGCCCCACTCGCTCGTAGAGTCGAGGCCCTTCTTGACATGCTGGACGGAGGACTGAACCCCCTGCTTCACCTTGTCTAGAGCCCCGCTGAAGAAGTTCTTAGCCCTTTTCCTGTATCGCTTGAGTCCCATGGCTGTTTCCCCCTCCGGCCAGAGCCGTTAGTCCCTCGCGGCAGGACCGCCCGGGAAGCTCTTCCCGTGCGGCTTGCCACGGGAGCCCGAAAGCGTGGGCGAGGCGATGCCCTTGGGCAGCCCCTTGCACGCGCCCTGCTTGGGAGGAATGCCCTTGCCGCCGCTGCACGACGGGACCCGGAACTTCTTGCTGTCCTTCATGACCTTCTCCTATGCCGCTTCTTGTTCGGGCGGCGGCTCACCCACAAGCTCTTCGGCACTGCCGGGTACCTGAACACCTTCAGGAGCGACTCCCTGCTGCGCCATCATCATCGCCATCTGTTGCTGCTGCATCCGAGCCATGACCTGCTCCCACTTCGGCCACGCGGCCGACTTGAGAAGCTCTTGCTGGTCGATAGCCCCACGGTCAAAGAGGGTGATCGCCTGCTGGAACCTCGCCGTCTTAGAGACCGGGAGGGTCGAACCCGCTCCGATGCGGATGTCAAACTCCGCGTCGGGCGGAATATGGTTGCTTGTCTCGTCAAAGATAGGCTGCTGCGCGGGCTCCCCAGTCTCGGGGTCAATAACGGGCTGCCCGTCCTCACCAGGGGGAACAGGCTGCATGCCCACTGGCTGATTGATTGAGAAGAACTGGGCCGGCTGCTGAAGCGTCTGGGCTTCCTGGTCGCCCCCGACGATGCGGAAGATCCGCATTCCCGTGTAGTGCTTCTGGATGAATTTCAGGAAGATGTGTCCAGCTCGTCTAAGAGACGACTCCATGAGCCGGACCTTGAGTCGGAGACGGGTGTTGGCGGATTCGGCCAGGATTTCGAGGGCGACACCGGCCTCCACGCCTGTCGGGTTTTTTCCCTGGACGATATCCACGTTCCCGAGGATCGTGTCAAAGTCAGCCTTGTCTCTATCGTTGACGCTGAAGAGGCCCCCGAGGTCCATCTGGGGCGAAAGAATGCCCACAGCCGCCGGGCCACCCTCCGCAGGAATGACAAGATTAGGCTTGGCCTTGATCGTCTCATGGTCGACCCCCGCCGAAGGATCAACCACCATCATCGGCATCGCGCAGTGACGAAGGATGTCGAGGATCATGCCGCGACGACGGTTGATCTCGTACTGAAGACTCTCGACGTGCTGCACTTCTCCGGTCGCCCAGATGGTCCAGGGGACCGGGTAGTCAACGAAATGGACGAAGGGGGGAGTGTCGAATTCCGACTCCTCGTCCTCAAGAAGAACTTTGTTGGCGATGACGGTCTTTCGCCACACGCCCGTCATGGGATCGCGCTTCCAAGACTCCATGACGGTCGCGGACTGCGGCGGAGCGTTTTCCGTGTTCGATTGGGAACCCGATGGGTAGGAGTACGTCTGCCCCGTAGTAGCGCGGACCTCAACGGGCTCACCGCGCCCCTTCACCTTCTGGGGCATATGGGGACGGTTGACAAGGATCGTCCCGTCTTCGACCCCAGCCTTGACCATGTCGGCCTTTTCTGGGTAGGTCGCCTTGATCCACGAGAGCGGCATCTGCTCGACGTGGTACATCTCCGTCGCGTCGTCGATGCTGGTGGCTTCAGGGTTGAAGAACATGTTCGTCGGGTCGATGTTCTTCACCACGATGTCCCCCAGGCCCTGCCTGGCCGAGGGATCCCACATGACCTTCCAGAAGCCGTTTCCGAAGATGAGCGCGTTGAGCATCGTCTTCGGGAGGAGTACGTCGCAGTTGCAGTACTCCCAGAGCCACTCGATGACTTTCCCGATGACTTGGGCGATAGAGTCGTCCTCTGGCTCACGCGGGATGACGGCGATCTGCGGCCTGTTGTCGGTGATGATGGGAAGAATCGAGTTGATGGCCGAGAAGACCATGTTGATGGTCGGGGTCGACTGCCACTCCTCGTAAGTGGCGCTATCCCAGTGCTGGTCGCCGTAGAGCATGGCGTAGCGGCGCTGATCCGCCGGGCGGCACATGATCCACTTGTGATTGCGACACTCCTGGTAGCGCTTCCACCTGGAGCGGACGATCTCCTGCACGTCCTTGGGCTGGTCCGCGAACGTCTCCGAAGCGGCGTTGTGGACGTCGTTGTTCGGATCGCCCTTGCTGGCGTACATCGCGGGACTATCGACTCTGTCAGCCATTACTCACCGTGGTTATTCCGGTCGTCTCCAAGGCGCTCAAGCGGGAAGGGGTCCCGCCTGCACGGGCCGGGGGGCGGCAGGTGCGGATAGCGACGGGAGAAGTCCGCGAAAGCGGCGTCCACGTCCCTTGTCGTTTCTAGGCGCTGCCCTTTCCTGAAGAGCGGCTTGAATTGACCCTTCGTCTTGTCGGACATGGCGCGGTCGCGCACAAAGGCGTCGAGGTTGAAGCTCATCCCGAGCTTCGCCCAGCCCTTCTTGCAGACGCCGCACTTAATCCGCTTGGGGATCTTCGACATCGGAGCGACCCGCTCCGTCTGATGCTCGCCATGGAAGAAGGAATAGATCGGCATGGCTATTCCCACCTCGGCCTAAAGGACCAAGCGTCACGGGTAGCCTTGGGTTTGGCGAGCGCCGCCGCGTGAGACTCCATCTGAGCCGTGAGCTGCTTTTCGAGGGCTGTGGGCTCAGGGAGTGTGCCGCCAAGCACGACGGGTCCATCCGTCTTGAGCGCCGCCTTGTTCTGACTCTTGACCTTGTAGCGCCCCTGGACGACTTCTGAGACCAAGGCGTACTCAACCGAGTCCGTCCCGTGGTCGTAACCAGGCGCGGGCTCGTCGCCGGCATTCCGGTCGACTTCCTTGCCCTTCTGGTCCATGACGCGGACGCGGTCGTCATCTCCAACCACCGTGTAGCGCTTCCACTTGCGGCTCTCGAAGTCCCCGAGAATCCCAGGGCAGGCGCGGGAGATCCGAAGAAGCGGCTTCCCCTCCTCGTCCCGCGCCAGGAGAAGCTCGTTGAGCGTGTCGATGCGGAAGCGAATCCAGCTAACGCCCGTCGAGAAGCGCTTGCGGGCCTTAAAGAGGTTGCGAAGCCCACACTGCTGAAGCTCGATGCTCTGCTGCTTGCCGGATGGGTCGTACCACCAGCGTTTAACGCGGTGAAAGAGCTTGCAGCGAGCCTTCATGTCCTCGACGTGCTTCTTCATCGAGCGAGGCTCGCCCTGCCAGTAGTACTCGTCCACGATATGCCAGGTATCTCCAACGCGGGCGAGGAAGCTGACCACGAAGGGATCGTTCACTCCGAAGTCAATACCAGCGATGATTTCCGCGTCGGCGGGCACGTTCGCCGCCGTGTAGTCGCTACGATGCGTATCGCGGTCGAATGAGCGGTAGACCAGGCCCTCAAAGCCGCAGACTTCGCCGTACAGCTCGCGCCGAGCGATGACAGGGTCCTTGAGCATGTACTTTTGCTCAAGGGTCTTGATGAGGTCTTCCTTCAGGTGCGTGTTGTCGAACGTGGCGCATTGGATGACCGCGATTGAAGTATCTGGCTTCACCCCAATGGTGTCGCAGTAGAGGTCGGTCGGCTCGTGATCGTTCAGGATGAGCTTGTTGTCGACGCGCCGATACTTGTGGTCGTGGTAGAAGTTACGGCAGCGACCGCATCGTGCGGCGCGGGAGATGATCTCGGTGTAAGTCCAGTGAGACTTAGTGCTGGGCGAGGTCGTGATGATGATGACCCCGTCATTTTCCATGACGCGGCCGAGGACGATGTCGTAGACCTCGGGCTTCATGTTCATGGCTTCGTCAAGCCACGCCCAGGCGGGAGCCGCGCCGCGCAGACGGTCAGGGTGTTCGCCGGAGTGGAACTCCACGATGTACGCCTTCGCGGGCATTCCCTTGAAGGGCATCATCTGGCAGTTCGGGGGGCCGTCGTCGGAAGCCCTCTTGTAGCGGAGAAGCGCACCGCCGGCCGCGTTGATGAAGAGACGGCGAGGGACGCGGCCCATGTTGACCGTGGGAGTGACGATGTAGCCGAGGTTCGGCAGCTTCTTCGACTCGTAGATGAGCTTCAAGCACTCAAAAGCGCCCGCGAAGCTCTTTCCGCTACGGATACCCGCCAAGAAGAGGACGATCTTCGCCCCATTCCTGATGGCCTCACCGAAGACCTGCTGCTTGGGGTGCGGATCGTAGGAGATCCGGAGGGATGGATTCTTCGGGGCGCAGTTCTTGTAGCGCCTCGGCTGGTCGATTTCCTCGTCCGGAACAGGGACTCCGACGAGCTTTTCGCTCGCGGAGAGCGGCTTCGTGCGAGGACGCCCTACGGGACGCTTGAACGAGACTTCAAGCCCGGTCTTTTTCTTGTAGGTGCGGCGAGGCTTGGGTTCCGGGGTAGCCGGTGGAGAGGAGAGAGTCTCCCCACCGGCCTTGGCCACAGTCTCCGGATTGCTAGGGGACGCTGGTTTCCCCGCAACCGGGCTGGTTTCCGGCTTCGCTTCTTCCCCCCGCTTCTCTACGCCGTCTGGGATCTAGCTACCGCTCACCTCCAGCGTCTCTCTTCTCTCTCTCTGCTTTCGTCGTATGAGATTCGATGATGACTTCCTTGAAGTCCTTCTCCTTGGGAGCGTTGCCGTGCTTGATTATACCCTTCATGCGGGCGAGTAATTCAAGGGCCTTGAGCCTATCGGCGTCCTTCTCCGCGCCCGTAGCGATGGAGATGACGTAATCCTCGATCTCCTCGACGGACATCGTGCGGAGCTTGTCCGTATCGAGCTTCACTTCTTCCCCTCAGCCGCGAGATACTGATCCCGCGTGAGAGAGAGACCACCAAGATAAGCCGCCGCCAACGCCTTCTCTTCCTCGGCGAGCTTTGCCGCCGCCGAGATCGCCGCGTTTCGCTTCTTCTCGTTGTCCTTCGCCTGGTACACCGGGAGCCAGCGATTAACGCCGATGCGCCCGAAGTGATAAGCGAAGAACCCCAGCGGGGCTCCGAGGATGAAGCCCACGATGAGCGCTACGCCCACTAGGATCAAGGTCACTTCAGGGCTTCCTCTTTCACGTCCAGACAGAGGCGGTCGATGTCGCGCTGGTCCTGCTCGTCCGTGAGGACCATGTTCGCAATCTTGCCTTCACGATTCTCGAAGTAGCCGTAGTCGACCATGAGCTGCATCAGCCGGCGCTCAAGGGCAGCGCCCTGCGGGGCGACTTCAAGCTCCTTCTTGCCGGGATCCATCGAGCAGATGTACGCCCGATTGCAGCGTACGCACTCGAAGTACTTAAAGTCCTTCGCGCCGATCACGCCGCCATAGGCGCAGGTGACGGAGATTGGGCGGTCAAAGAAGACGCGGCTGCCGCACTCGCACTTATGCTTGTGGCCTTGGCTCATTACTTCGTCTCCTTCGGCGCGGCCATGTTCACCTTGCCGCTCTTGACGAGTTCCTGATCGCGCTTCTCGGCTTCGTCGATGGCGACGAGCTGCTCTTCGCTCATCTTCTCCTTGGCGACCTTCTCCATGTAGCGCCAATCCGCGAGCTTGTAGCCCTTGATGATCGGCATCATGTAGACGCGGCCATTGGGAGCCTTCCGCTCCTCTAGCCTCGCCTTGGCGATGGGGAGACCAGAGGTCGGATGGATGTCTTCCTCGTCGAGGTAGGAATCCTTCTGCCAGAGAATCCCGCAGCCAGGAATACCCTTACCGTTCGGGCGCTCGCAAGAGAAGGCGTGTTCGGAGTCGACGACGCGCCTGGCGTGCCCGCAGGAGCAGACGAAGACAAAGCCAGAAGGCACGTCGACCGGGCCATTGGATTTCCCGACGTCAGCGGCGACGCGACGCATGCCGAGGCCCTTCTGAGCGGCGGTGTGATCCCACGCGCCGTCAAGAGACTCGAACTGCGCGGGCTGATTGGGACTCACCCAGTTGGTCGTGTCCGCGAAGACAGCCGACTGACTGGGCGTGGCGAGAATCGCCATGATCTTGTCCCACTGCGGGACCTGGATTTCGATGTCTCGGTCGCCCACCCGGATAGACTGCGGCTTGGCCATCTGATTCCCCCTAATAGACTCTCTCCCGTGGAGTCACTAGGAGTATAACGGTTTCTCATCCTCCTCTTGCCGGAAAAAGAAAACCCCCGATTTCTCGGGGGTCCTTACGAGCAGGTTGTGGCTTGGAGAGTGAGGTTACTCGCTCTGGCCCTTTCGGGCAAGTGTCATGGCGTCAGCTAGTACGTACGCAGCCTTAGCGTAGACCGCCGCGCTCTCCTTTGAGATGAATATGGCTGTACCCGAGTCAGCGGACCATAGGCGTGGAAGTTGTTCGTGCGCCCCAATAGTTCTCTGGGAGCTTAGAAGCCCGACCAGCGCGGCCTTAGCGAAATCGTCTCTCTGATCCATCCCAATCCTCCCTTATTTCAGCTTGGCCTTGAGAGCTTCGTGGAAGCCAGATTCCGTCATGCTAGTAACGAGGTTCGTGGGCATGCGCCGGCGCGAGATCGCTCCTACGCGCCAAGAGGAGCCTTCGGGCTCGAAATACACGCATGAGATCGTCCCGTGAGACAGAAAGCTGGGAGGGAAGGCGGCATACAGCTCCTTGGACTGAGTGACTTCCTCGATGCCTTCCGCGCCGCTTTCCCTCAGCACGTCCTTGCTCTTAGCCCAGAGCGTCTCAAAGGAAGCCTTGTAGACCTCCTCCGTGCCTCGTGCGCTCACTCTACGATCCTCCCTGAGCCCTTCCATGCTACGGCAACCCAAGATCGACAGCGGGAAGATGACCAGCGCCAGCGTCTTCATAAGCCTCTCCCTTAACCGCGTAACCTCAAGAATAAGCCGCATCTGATATACCACACTCTTGCCCCGCAGGGCCCACGGCTTCATGGGTCCTCATAGAGACGCTGTAGCAGGCCAGGGAAATACCTTTTTGCGTACTTGGTGATCGACTTGATGTACCTAGACTTTGAGCGTCTAGGGCGACTAAGCCTACGCAGTATTCCTATCGTAGAGCTTGCTGCCCAGTTACTTCTGAGGGCCTTCACTGCAAACCCACCTCCTACGCAAACGGATTCATAAGACCTGTCCACGCGGCATTATGTGTCGTTCTATCGTGGATGTACTGGTAGCACTCCATAAAGCCACGGCGATAGGCGCTGATGAGCTGCTCTTGCAACTCCTTATGGAATCGCCTAGACTGCCTACGAAGCTCTCCCAGTTTCTCCCTAGCTTGGGTTGACAACCAATCCTCGGCGTACTGCCGAGATAGCTTTAAGAAGTCTTCGCAGCCTTTAAGCCTTTCAGCGGCCTCACCCGTCTTTTGGTCAGGCGCTTGGGAATCAAGTTTAGCGTTGCCGATTCCGCCAGTTCTCGCGCTATCCATTGGTCCCTCTCCCTATCAAGCTCATCATTCTTTGACTCAAGAAAGCCCTCAAAAAGGCCGAGCCCGTACGCCCAGGTGAGCAGGGCCTTTAACTTCTCTTCGCTTGGATCCGCCTGATAATCCTTCCCCGCTAGATAGATGCGTCTGAGATTGTTATTCTCATCGATGGCATTCCAATTGGCAACCCAAACATCCTTAAGCTCGATCACTTCTTACCTCCAAATCCGTTCCCCTCTAACCAACCGATAAGGATGTCCCATCGCACCCAGATGGATTTGCCCCACTTGACCTTGACGCCCTCTGGTAGCTGTGGAGCGTAGCGGTCCAAGCGCTTACGTAGGCCGTTAGCGGTCAGGCCAAGCCGCTGCGCAGCGACCTTGAGTGGGGTTAACTCGTGCGTCTCTCTCATGAGTGGTATAGAAGACTACACCAGCGTATCTACCGTGTCAAGGAATCTGTTACGAATCTCTGGAACTACTTACCCCTTCTCTTACCCACCACCCAGCAGCCTATCACCAATAGACAGGCTAGGAGGAGCAGTGTCCCTAGCCCTATCTTAATCCCAGGCCCCCGGGGTACATCATGCCTACTCTCACTCCTACCCCCCACTGGATCCGTCTGTCTCAGCACCATCCATCACCTAGCTTACCGAGGGTTATTCTACCCGTCACCAGGTCTCCGTTTATCCTCAGACTTCGTCGCCTGCGGCTCCTAGCTTTGCAGCGTCCAGTCTACTTGATGCTTAGAATCAGATTCTTGCGTGAGACGTGTAGACCAGTATCTACACGTCGATCAAAACGGGGGAGATGGGGGTCTGTAATCTAGAGTCTATGATCTAGATCTATATCTAGTAGTAAGATGTAAGAACTCGATACATCAGATCTCATCAAGACGTATATTCAATCAACACGATCAGCAATCATCAACAGCAAGCAGCGTCATCATGGATGCTTCAGTAAGGCATCTTCATCTATATGCATCGAATGAATACGGTTGCGCGGACGCTTGCGCGGGGGGATTGTCAAGGGGGGTAGAGATACGGTAGCGTCGACAGCCGAATTGTCAAGTCCTAAGCATAAACATGGGTGAAATTGTATAGAAATTAGCCATGTCTAAGATAAGGGTTAATAACATGTTGAAAGATTGTGGAAAGACGATGTAACACCTTGGCGTAGAGGTGGTTGATAAAAGACTGCGTATAAGTCGATTTGACGCGTTCATTTCGAGCTAGACGTATTCTGGGCCTAATCCGCTTGATGCGCGCGCTGGCGGGCAAGCAGACGCTTCCTTTGCCTATGCGGAAGCCCTTTAAGCGGGTCGGGCCGCCAGCTTAGCTGCTTACCGTAGCGGCGGCGGTTGCGTAGCCTGATGATGCTTGGCCATTGTCTCCCTCGGGTGATAGCTATACAGAAAGAAGCCGGTAAAAGCCATACCTGGAAGATTTTTCCTAGCTACGCAAGCGTATGCAAGACATGAGCTTGCAAGAATCTGCATCGAAAAATGATCGAGATTTGAAACTATTGACTACGCTTGCGTATAATAGGCGTGCTGCGCAACGGTAGCGTAGCCTGGAACGGAGGATGGAAGATGAGCCACAAGACGAGACCCGCGTACCTGAAGGCTGTCGCCCGCGAAACCAAGTCGCCCGCCTTCTCTCATGAAGAGTGGGCTGAGATCTACTACGCCGTGGCCCGGAAGGCCAGCGACCTAGAGAACGGCTACTACGGCTCCTCCGACAGCGAAACCAACGTCGAAGAGTGGGCCGCGCAACTCCGCTCGATCATGGCGCGGATCGAGGCCGCTGGCATCAACGTCTAGTCCATCCTCCTCTGTAACCGGCTCTCTCACTCCTGGGGGAGCCGGCTCAGAGTGGGATGGATGAGTGGATGGAATGGAGGAACTATGAAAAAGGTGCTGAGCTTCCCCGCGATTGCCTTCGAGATCATGCCCAAGGCCACGGATCTATGCATCATGCGGACGCACGTCCTGATGGGCGGAGAGTCGTACCGCATGACCCGCAAGGACGCTGCCGCCTACATCAAGGCGCTTCGGTCGAACCTGAAGAAGCTCCACGCGGAGCGCGAAGCCGCCGTCTTCGGCGGGTAGGGGGAGGCCATGAACGACGCTGAATTGATCGCGGCTGCCGCCATCGTCAATGCTTGGACGGTGGAAGTCACGGAAGCGAACCGCCAGCGCGAACGCCAGGGGAACGCGCTGGCCTACGACGGGCTCCCGCCCGAGGCGTGGAAGTACATCGAAGCACTGAAGGCCGGGCTGTCCCTGCGCGGAACGGTTCCGACGAGCGCATAAGGAGGATTCTATGGCTATGAAGATCCCGCCCCCTCCGCCGAAGCGGAAGGACATGGAGACCCTGGTTAAGGTCTGGGAAAAGGTCCCGGTCGGAACCCGCGTCAGGTACATCCAGGACGACGGCTCCGAGATCTTGACCAACACGCGCTCCGCGCCCTTCCTGATGGGCGGGCACAGCGCCATGATCCAACTCGAGGGCATGGCCGGGAGCTTCGCTCTGTGGCGTGTCCGGGAAGCCTAGAAGTACCAAAACCTGAAAGGACAAGGAATGACGCTGACCACGCTCCCTAGGGGCCTGAACGAAGCCGCCGAAATGCTCATGAAGGGCATAGATCAGGATGGCGCGGCTGGCTTCCTTACGAACGCTCTCGCGGCGGTGTCCTGGTTTGAGCCCGCCACGAAGACGGCAAAGAAGGAAGCCGCCAAATGGTTCCGGCAGGCCGCAAACGCCGCGCCTGTGCTGGAGTACGCAAAGAACGCGCGGAGGTAGCCATGAGCAAGTGCCCGCGATGCTTCCATGGGGACCACTGCGGCGGCAAAGGCACATTTCCTGACGGCGTTCCATGCTGCTGCGCCGATTGCCCGCCCGCGAAGCTCGACGCCCCTCCCTACCCCTTCTGCTGGGACAAGAAGGGGTGCGCCGGGAAGACGTATTGCACGAAAGAGCACGCCTGCAACGACTGATGGATATGACAACCGTCTGCCCAAAGTGCGGCCATGCCTGGTGGAAGCACTCCGCTACGTACTTCCAGGCCTGCATCGGGAACGCGCCCAACGGCCGGGCCGACGATGCCTGTGGGTGCGAATACACAAAAGAACAGGCGGAGCGTGAGGCGGAAGCCTAGAAGTACCAAATGCGCTGCGAATGCTGGTGCGACGATAAGCCCCTTGGGTCCTGCTACCCGGACCTGTTGATCGGGGATGGCTGGACGGAGCTTCATTGCGTGGACTGCTGCACGAGCCGTGAAGACTGGAGGCCGAGGTGAATAAGGCATTGACGCTGACCGAGCTGATATACAAGGCCGCGCTGATCGGTGGGGATTACAAGCTTCTGACCAAAGATGAGGTCAAGCAGTTAGAGGAGTTGGCGAAGGCCGTCTACGGCTTCGAACTCAAGGATCTAAAGATGGCGATTGCTAAGGGCGTGGAATAGGCACAGTTCTGACATTGAGACTTTTGAGAGGAGATAGCGATATGGCGATCAAGAAGGCGACCGCGAAAGACTTCATGGACGGCAAGACCAAGCTGGAGGATGCGCGGAAGATGGCGCGTGCGACGAACGCCATCGTCAAGGCCCTGTTGCCCCTCAGCCCCAAGAAGCGAGCGGCGGCGCTGGTGCTGGCGACTCCCGAATAGACCAACCAAGCATTAGGAGAAAACATGGCTAAATGCGCTGGCTGTAAGGAGGAGTTCCCTGTCGGGGTGTGCCAGGGAGATCCCCTTCTCTGTCCCGAATGCGGGCTCAGGACTGCGGCGGCAACGACCGAGATCAAGGGCAAGAGGTTTATCACGGTCGATGGGCTGCGCTTACTCCGTAGGGCGCTAAACCTTCCGGACCTAAAGCCCTTCCAGGAGTTCGGGGGAGACATCCGCGAGTACCAGAAGTACATGCGGGAGACTCGCCTGGAAACTTTTAGGGCGTGCCATCCCGGGATGTGGGAGTTCTACGCGAACGACTTGGACGACGGGTCGGAAGGCATCTAACAGGTAAACGAGGACTGCATGAGCGAGATGGAGAGATTGCTGCGGCGGGCGATTGAGAGGATTGCGGAAGCCCGCGCAACCTGCCGAGACGTTAACACGATGCTAGTTCAGGACTGCGCGTTGTGCGGGCCTCTAGCCGAGGCAACCAGACTTCTTCTCCAAGCCAAGAAGCTCGACGAGCAAATCCAGAAATGAACTGATCGAACGTTTGGAGGATGGTTATGAGCCCGACTACCCCGGCGGATCACGACAAGGATGCTTGCCCCGGCGAGCCGGATCTGTGCCTTTGCGGGTGCGCCAAGTGCGAGACTGGCAACTGCGACTACCAGAAGTAGATCGAAGAGAACTTATGACCTTTGAAGAAGCAATCGTCGCGTTCGAGGAGTGGATGCAATCGCGGGAGCGCCACTTCTGGGCACCGCTTGCGTGAATCTACCGATTGAGGAAAGGAGATTGAGCATGTCCAATCACTGCCACTGCCACGTCTGCGGCAACGTCGTTGCCCGCTGAACCGAAGGATTGGTCAATGTATTACCCGCTCAACGTCCTGTTCATGGGGCAAATGCTCTACGTCAAGCTGGACCCCGGCGTCTATGGTGAGAACGAGCATCGTGTGAGGGAGCAGCTAGAGCAGTTGGAGAAGCGATTTAAGGACATGCTGGCGGAGCGCGACTGGCTGCGCTTCTAAGGCGCGAGATTGCTATTTCGTCGTTGGGGAGAGGCGATGGAAACCTGGTGTGAGTATTGCGAAGAAGTGCGGATCTACCCGCACGACTGCCCGTATGTGGCCGGCGTGCGCCACGCCCCGGAGTTGATCGTGAAGGACGATGAGAAGCCGAAGAAGGTTCCGCTTGGGCTGTCTATGGCGGTTATCGCCATGGGCTTGCCCGCTGGCTGGATCCTGTATCGCGGGTGCTTCTGGTTTTGGGAATGGATGGGGACACGATGACAAAGAAAGAGATGGAGCTGTGGTATTTGGCCGTCGTTAAGGCCGCATCCGAAGTGCGACCGGGAGACACGCCCGAGGAGCTTGAAGAGTGGGATTTCTTCTTCCTCTGGTGGGCTAGGGATCTCTGGCTTCAGGCGGGCCGGCCGATGCGCTCGCCTTGGACGACGGAGTAGAGACACCCTTCGGAAAATTCTATGTCTCAGGACTGCTGGTGCGAGGCGAAGGTGAAGGCCCTGGAGCATCAGGTCCGCCAAGGGATCCTGAAGTCGGACTACTGCAAGACGGAAGCGAAGGAGGGCGACAAGTGGGTGACGATGCACGAGTGGACGGTGAGCGCCGCCGGGACGAAGCTCTACTGCCGCCCCCGGAAACTTACACGATGAACACGGGTAAGGCCGTCGAGGCTACCTATCGTCTGGAGCACGCCGAGGCGGAGCGCCTTCGCTGGGAGCGTGCGGCGGTCCAGTGGGAGAAGAAGTTCCACGAAGAGCGTCAGAAGCTTGATTCTGTGTCCCGCGAGCTTGCCGAGGCGAAGGCCAAGGCGACGGAGTGGAACGCCCGGTGCAACGAGGCTCGGTCCGAGATCGAGCGGCTGAAGGCGGAGCGGGACGAACTGGCGCGCCAGGTCGCGTGCCTGAAGGTCGACATCGCTGGTCGCTCCAAGATCACGCTGGAGGAGCAGCACAAGAAGGAAGTCGCTCTTCTCCAGCTTGAGTCGATGACCGAAGACAAGCGGATCCTCTCCCTGAAGTGGAAGGACTCCGCCGAGCTTGCCGATAGCCGCCTGGCCGAGATCGAGCGGCTGAAGAAGTCCCTGCTGGACAAGGAGCAGATGATCGAGGCGTTCGAGGGGACGCTGAAGGAAGCCTTGAAGCGGGCCTCGGACGCGAATCTCCAGAATGGTGAACTCCGGGCCGCGCTGCTGGAAGCCTCTCGACTGCTGACCCTCCACGTTCTGAGGGATCTTGAGGACAAGGACGTGAAGGCGTTTATGCCGCGGGCTGAGGCTCTCTGCACCGAAAAGCCGACTGATGGCTGCCCCCGCTGCTCCCTGACGCACGGGCAGCATCGGCCCGATTGCTCACAAAAGCGATCCTGCGCAAAGTGCGGGAAGGCCACCGAGACGCGCCACCAGGAGACGAGCATGGAGGTTTTTCAGGTTTGTGCCGAGTGCGGCACCGAGACGCCGAGGGGGTGAAGCATGAAAAAGCCGACGCGGGAACTGCTGAAGAAGGCGTGGATTGCTGGCGTGAAGGCCCAGCGAAAGAAGTACCTCAAGATCGAGGAGATACAGGAGCCGCCATACCACTGGCGGAAGCCCGAGGATTTCAAGTTCGAGGGGTCGGAGTACGAGGCTGGGATGCTGGCAGCGGCGAAGGTGCTGCTGTCTGGCATGAGCCGCTGAAGGGCTATTCGGAACTTTGAAGGAGAAGGGTATGAAGCGGATCTGGGATGTCTACGTGGTGTACCACGAGCCTTCGATCACCTGGGAGATGGTCACGAGCGACAAGGACGCGGCGGAGCGAAT